ACATGGGCTAGTGACCAATCTTACTTAGAAGAGTTCCCTAATAGGTTTATTTCAGCACGCCCGACCTTTACATGGTATCATCCAAAATTGTATATCACACTATTAGTTCATAGTTCACCCGATGCTGTCATCGCTGATTTTGCAGCCAGTGTTTATATGGCTGTAGAATCTAAAAAAGTGTCATTGGTTACCTATGGTATGGGTGTAATTCGTGAAGACCACATTGCTCAAGTTGCCGCTGTTATGTCAAATGGGCGTTCTATCGAACCTGCGCGCAATGTTGGGCAATCTTTCCCTATGTGGAAATATGGCGGCATTAGACCGGAATATATGATGAAGAGTGACGCTTTTGCTGATTTCTTTGTATCACCTAGTTTTGATGCTTCAAAAACAGTTCCTACAACTCAACTAAGACAATTTGCAGCACTAGCAAGACAAATGGTGCCGAATCTTGATGCTTTTGGAACTGGCGGCAATGTCAAGGGAGATGTTCCGGACTGGGTTTCATTTGTGCTTCCAAAGGGAATTGAAGCAGGAGCTATTAGAGACCAATGGCCTCCTACAAAACATGCTGATAATGGCAATGTACTAACGTTGTGATATTATGAACTCGCATGAAATCTTAGTTAAGATTCTAAAAGAACTACGGGAAGTGAAGAAATTACTCAAGGAATCGAAGCAATAGCACCAATAGATCAGAAACAAAACGAAAGAATTGTTTGGTGTGAAAGATTGTTGTATCTCATTGTCCTTCTTCAGTTTCCACAGATTGCAACGCTGCTCTAACAAACTTGTAAGCATTAGTATTTTTATCTAATCTCATTGTTAGTTCAGCAAACAAAGTTTTGATTGGTAAATGTTCTAAATCGTCGATGCCTCTATATTGTGATTCTAATTTTGCTTTTATTGCTCCTTGAACCCACTTTGAGCGCGATTGTTTGAAAGACAATTGATTATCAACGCTCTGTACTAAAGCATAGGGCACAGAAAGACTCATTGGGATATGTTTTTCTTTTACTCTTCTTCTTCCCATGGTTACCACTCCTTACATTCATCGCATATCCAAACCTGCGGATATTTATGACCGTATGCCTCCCAAATGTGAAGAGGTTTTACAAAACCAATCCATAAACACATTGAACATCGAACTTGAATCATAGATAATCCCCCACATATCCGACGTTATGAATTGGACATTCATATTCTAAATGAAATCTAAGTTTGTCAGCAGACTTTAGAACTGAATCATGATCAGAAACTAGATGCAGAAATTTAAAGTTACAAAACGGACATTTAATTTTCATTCTTTCACCCCATTAAAACAATCAAGACATATCCAAATCCACCGCGGTTTAGTTGGAAACATTCCCCAAGGCGCGTCAATCATAATTGTAGGATATTCTTCTTCAAGTTCCCATTGTTTTTCGCCGTATAAATCGCATTCATTACAAAATGGATGAGCAGAAATTGTATGTTTAAATTCAAACCACTTTATGGGTACTTCATCCATCCATGTATCATTCATTCTTGACACCTCTTGATTGATACAGGTATCTTTACAGGAAATGATTTGTACCCGCAGGTATCACATTTTTTTTGCACATATCCTTTAGGATAGATTGTTCGCATTTTTCTTCTTCCACAATTGAAACACTTCATATTTTATCCCACGACGGTTGAATATATAATATATTTCATTATTAATTCTATTTAGAGTTAATATTGGTGCAGATTCATGGGCCTGCACCCCATTTCACCCGCAACTCGCCGCAGATGTTCAAGATTAGTGTCTACACTTATATTTATTTACTTCTCCTTTCATGATAGGTTCATGGCGAGAAGTAAGAACGACCTAATTTTAAGAGATAGACTTGAATTTACACTAGATGCAAACGGTGATTTACCGGTTGTTTATGGTAGAGTTGATTTAAGCGACTATGTTAGTGTAGTAAATAATCAAGGTTTAGCGATTAAAGAAACTAGAATTATGATACGAGACCCTAGTCTCCCTAATACAGGAACTTTTAATCCCGATTTAATAGCGAATAGTTTGTCTGCTGGAACTGTCAATAAAGGTACATTAACGGTATTTGGTTCGACTACTGCTTATGAGTCAGCTGTAGATGTGGGCATTGGTTCACCTAATACTTTCTTTCAAGCGGAATACATAACATTTGCAGCAAAAGAAACAGGCGCAGCAGTTCCAAATTATTCTAATGTTGATTATTATCAATACGGCACACCCGACCTTCACCCCGAAGGTTATACTGTTATTTCCGATGTTCTTATCGGAATAGCTGCAGAGGCCGCTTTGGTTTATGCCGACACAACTCTTGAACTGGATATTATGCTTATTGCTGAACCTGTAAAGGTCACAAAAGACGAACTTAAGGAAATGTTGGCCCAAGCAACCGACCTGTGAAGGGGTTGGTTAAATGGGAAGAAGTAAAACAGAAGCGGCTCAATCTAAAGTAAAAACTGCTGGGGCTTTGGCGGGTTTAGGTAGTGCTATCGGAGCAGTTGGTGGTCCTATTGGTTCTTCTATTGGTGCTGGTGTTGGGGCAATTACTGGTTTAGTTATTGGAGACGATACAACAGTATTCCCAATCGATATGGTAGCAATTCCAGCATTTCAAGCGTATTTAATTGATGGTTCAAGAGGTGGCCCAGAATTTACCGTTTACATTAAAGCAGGTGAAACGCTAGTTCCTACTGGGGGTAATGTGCTTGACATGTCGGAAAACATGGATATTGAGGCTGCTGCTGAGATGTCAGCGCCTAAAAAGAGAAAACGTGGCGCAGGATTACCCAAGAAATATGCTAAGATGGGATTCGCTAAAGGTTGGAAGGCATACAAAAAGACCGACCAATACAAGCGCAAAGCGTCCAAAAAGAAAAAGACAAGGAGGAAGAAGTGAATGCCAATACATGAGATAAGAGAATCGATTGAACAGGATACAATAACATGCGACTCTAATGGCCTTGCAATTGTTCAAAAGGCAATTAATTTGAAGCCTAATATGTCTCATAAAATGCTTCAATGCGATGTGTTTCTAGATAATCCTATTATTATCGGTTCTGCTTTTTTTGAATTGTTAGTCACTCCGACTCCAGTTATCTATACTGACATGGTAATAGGTGGACTTCCATCAAGAGCGCCCTCAGCAGCTGTAGAAACTGTACTGTTTAAGCAAACATGGGCTAGTGACCAATCTTACTTAGAAGAGTTCCCTAATAGGTTTATTTCAGCACGCCCGACCTTTACATGGTATCATCCAAAATTGTATATCACACTATTAGTTCATAGTTCACCCGA